GGATGAAGCTCGAAATATTTTAACTGCTAAGCTTTTAAAAGAAGAGAACAGGAAAAAGACTGCTGAATATAGGGCTAAAAAATCTGAGGTGCAGGCACAAGTTGAGAAAGAAGTTAACGAAGCTCCAGCCTTTAAAGCTTATTACGTTTTACGTGATGGCACTCGTCCTGATGGAAGTGCGCTGCCTGAAGGAACTCCGGAATTAAAGTTAGACAGAAGAGCTATTGACCCAGAGATTGCACGTCTTCTTCCTAGAGGGATCTTCTCTAAAGACGCTGGCGTACACCCTGATGTTGCCGCCCAGGCCTTAGGCTTTAATAATGGCGGAGAGCTACTGGATCTCTTGCAAAATATTCCATCTAAGGAATCGTTGATAAATACTGTAACCGAACAAAGGATGAAGGAGAGTTTCCCAGAGCTTCAGGGTTCTACTCAGCTTTCTGAGGAAGCACTTAACTCTTTACATAACGATTCACAGGCTAAGCTTTTACAGCTTGAAGCTGAGCTCATCGCCAAGAATGCTCCTAAAGAAAACAAAGAACTCACAAAAAGATTAATCAAACGTGTTCCTGCTCAGAAAGATGTCCGACGTGTTGCCGAAAGAATGATCGACAACAAATCTGTCGGAGAGCTTAAGCCCTACATTTATCAAAGAGCCGAAGTTAAAGCAGCCAGACAAGCAGCAGATGCTTGGGCAAAGGGTGACTTTGAGCAGGCTCTTGAGGCAAAAAGAAGAGAGCTCCTTAATCATGAGCTCTATAGAGCAACACTTGCAGCCAGCGAGAAAGTTGACGAACAGCTAGATAAGACAAAGAGATTCTTTAAAAAAGATGAAGACCTCGCAAAAGTCAGAGACATGGATCTCGTCAATACGGCTAGAGCTGTGCTTGCTGAGTATGGATTGTCTCGACCAGTAGAAAAAACAGCAGATCAATATCTGAAGTCTTTAAAAGAATATAATCCAGACGCCTATGCAACAATGAGCGAGATGGTATCTGACCTTCTAAAGAAAGCAGATGATTACCAGAACATTGACTATGCAGACTTCCAAGAGCTCATGCTTATGTCTGATTCTTTGTGGACTCTATCGAGAGACGTGAAGACTATTGAGATCGATGGGAGAAAGCTAGATAAGCAAGAAGCCATACTTGAGATGCAGTCTCGAATTGGAGACGTAACTTCTAAAGATAAGAAGGCTCAAGATAAAGTCCTTGGTGAGAAGCCCAAGGGTAAGATGACTCTTCTAGCTTTGACTTCTTCGTTGAAGAGAGTTGAGCATTGGGCAGACACTCTTGATGGGGGACGCGGGCCGTTTACTAAATATTTATGGGAACCCATTAGTGATGCGGTTAATAAATATAGGATAGAAAAAGCTAAGCGGATCGGTGATTATGAAAAGCTTATTACCGAGTGGGGCAAGACTTTAAAGGATAGAAATCCGATAAAGGCTGCAGAGCTTGGTGTGGATTTCAAAGACAAGACGCATCTTATAATGGCGTTGCTGCATACTGGAAACGAATCTAATAAATCAAAACTCCTTCGAGGATATGGGTGGGGCGACATCGACAATGAGGGTAACCTTGATTCGAGTCGTTGGGATAGGTTCATTTCTAGAATGCAAAAGGAAGGTGTACTCACTAAGGCGGATTATGATTTAGCTCAAAGTGTTTGGGATCTTCTTGAGACTTTAAAGCCTGAGGCGCAGAAAGCGCATCGTGCAATGCATGGGCATTACTTTAACGAGATAACGGCTGATGAGATAGTAACTCCGTTTGGCAACTATAGGGGTGGGTACGTTCCGGCTAAGGTTGATGTCTATGAGAGCGAAGATGCGAAGATTCGTCAGGAGCGAGAGGATTTCGAGAATGGAAATAATAGCTTCCAGTTTCCCACCACTGGTCGTGGATTCACTAAGAATCGCGTGGATTCTTATTCGGCCCCTCTCTCCTTGGATATGTCTTTGCTCGGCAATCATATCGATAGTGTGCTTCGGTTTAGCTATATTGAGCCGAAGGTAAAAGAAGTTTTTAGGATCATAAACGACAAAGCCTTCAGAGCTTCTCTTGCTACTCTTGATCCAACGCTTGCCTCTGACATGCTCATCCCTTGGCTACAGAGAACAGCAAAGCAAAGCATTATTCTTCCCTCCAGTGATGGAGTCGGGAAAGCAATAGATGCTGCCGCTAAGTTTTTAAGAAAGTCTACTGCCATGCAAATCATGGTGGGTAACGTAACAAATACATTGCAGCAGTTTACTGGGATGGTTGTTGCGATGAGCAAGGTTAAGCCAAGGCATATTCGAAATGGCTTAGTTAGCTACATTAATAATACGAGTGCAACAACTGAGACTGTGACAAGCAAGTCAGAGTGGATGCGCGCTAACCAAGAATCAAACATTGTTGAGAGTAATGAGGCTATAAAGAAGATCCTCATAAACCCATCTACGTTTGAGAAGTTCCAAGACTTCGTATCCCGTCACACATATTTTTTACAGACAGCAGCTCAGAATATAGTCAACAACGTTGTGTGGACTGGCGCCTACAACCAAGCCATTGAAGAAAAGCTAAACGAAAATGATGCAATAAGAATGGCCGACAAGGCTGTTCGTTTAACTCAAGGCACTAAGAATCCTGAAGATGTTTCTGCTATGGAGACTGGCACCCAAACAAGGGCGATGTTCTTGCAGTTTACTGGGTACTTTAACATGCTTGCAAATCTTAATGCTGGCGAGCTCATTAAGGCCCATAGGGAACTAGGATTAAAGAAGGGTGCAGGTAAGATGTTCTATGTATATCTTACGGCGTTCATGCTCCCTGCGGTTTTATCAGAGATTCTAGTCAAGGGCATGGCTGGAAAGTTTGATGAAGATGACGATGAAGAATATCTTGATGACGCATTGAACGCATTTTTTGGTGCACAATTTAGAACAGCAACTGCGCTTGTGCCTATTGTTGGGCAGCTTGTGAATGCCGGCATAAACCAATTCAACGAAAAAAGATATGACGATCGTCTGACACTTTCTCCGGCAGTGAGTACTTTAGAAACTCTAGCTGGAGTTCCCAAGCAACTTTATGAAAATATAATTAACGATGCAGAGAACGATAAAAAAGTAACCAAGGATATATTGCAGTTCTTAGGAATTGCGACACAATTACCAATAGGTCCGCTGGGTAAACCTACCGGATATTTAATCGACGTAAGCAAGGGTGATACTGAGCCGTCTGGTCCTATAGATTTTGCTCGAGGATTAATAACGGGCAAGAAGAGCGATTAAAAGGATGAGGAGAATTTAACGATGACAATTTCCAGTAGTATTAACCGAGTCGATTATACGGGTAATGGAGCGGTTGATACCTATTCATATACATTCCGAATCTTCTCACAAGAAGATCTTCGAGTAACAGTTCGGGACACTAACGATTCAGAAACTACTTTAACCCTTACTACTGACTACACAGTTACAGGAGTCGGTGACGAAGGCGGTGGGACTATCGTCTTAGTTAACTCTTCTCAAGCATGGTTAGACGCTGATGGGGATTTGTTAACTGATTACATTTTAACTATTCGCAGGGTGAGAGATATCTTGCAAGAAACCGATATTAGAAACCAAGGAGAGTTTCTCCCTGAGACTCATGAAGATGCGTTCGATCATTTCATAATGGTTGATCAACAACAACAAGAAGAGATTGATCGGTCCATTAGGCTTCCTGAATCTGTATCCTCTGCAGATGTGAGTACCGAGCTTCCAATACCTGTCGCCAACAGAGCTATTGGTTGGAATAATGATGGAACAGCTCTTAGCAATATTACGAGTGCAGGAGAGCTATCAGTTAGCGCCTACATAGAAAATCTTTTAGATGACCCCGACGCAGCTACAGCTCGCGCAACTCTTGGCATTGTCGATTATTGGAGCACTCCGGTAGCAGATACTACGGCTCTTAAGGCTGTAGGAACTTCGGATAGATTAGACAATCAAGTTAGACTTAAAGATGACACTAATACTATTTGGAAGTTTGATTCAGCATCTTCTGCAACAGAGAACTCAACTACTGTAATTCAGCCTACCTCTGGAACGGGTCGATGGCTTCTTGTTGGCTCTCTTGGTGACGCACTTCCTGGCACTGCGAAGTCAACAAACTATACCGTTGTAGCTGCTGATTATGGAAGAACTATTCTTGTCGACTGTTCTGCTGGGGCCATTACGATTACTTTACCGACCCCTACCGCAGGGTTTAAAGTAACAGTCAAAGACTACAAGGGGTTTGCTGCGACGAACTTAATTACTGTAGCGCGCGCTGGTAGTGAGCTTATCGACTTTGGGTCTGGTAGCGATATTATAAATTCTAACTTTCAATCGGTTACCTATTTATCTGATGGCACTGATTGGTATCGGGTGTCTAGATATGATGGAGAATCTGTTGCTGGACGCGCGTTGTTTGGCGGCGGGTTTATTGCAGCTTCTTCAAACATAATTGATTATGTAGCAATTCCTACTTTGGGAAATGCTACTGACTTTGGGGATCTTACAGTAGCTAGATATCAATTAGCAGGATGTGGTTCGTCTACTAGAGGGCTTTTTGGAGGAGGAAATACTGGCGCTAATTCTAACGTAATTGATTATGTGACTACAGCTAGTGCTGGAAATGCTACAGATTTTGGAGACACTAGTGTGACTAGAACTTCTATTGCGGCCTGTAATTCGTCTACTCGAGGATTGTTTGGTGGAGGTGACACTGGAGCACAATCAAACGTAATCGATTATGTGACTATTGCTACTGTTGGCAATGCGACAGACTTCGGAGACCTTACTGTTGCAAGAGCTAGTTCTGCAGGATGTGCCTCATCTACTAGAGGACTATTTGGTGGAGGATCTACTGGAGCTTCTTCAAACGTAATTGATTATGTAACTATTGCTAGCACAGGTAATGCTACTGACTTTGGGGATCTTACAGTAGCTAGATCTAGTCTTGGTTCTTGTTCATCTTCCACTAGGGGGCTTTTTGGTGGAGGATCTACTGGAGCTAGATCAAACGTAATCGATTATGTAACAATTGCGAGCGCTGGTAATGCAACAGATTTTGGGGATCTTAATGTTACCAGAGATAATCTTGGTGCTTGCTCTTCTTTAACTAGGGGGCTTTTTGGTGGAGGATCAACTGGATCTGACTCGAACGTAATTGATTATGTAACTATTGCTAGCACGGCTAATGCTACAGATTTTGGGGATCTAACTTTTGCTAGAAATGCTACATCGGCATTATCGAATGCTCACGGCGGACTATAAATGCCTAGAGAAATTATTCGCTATAAATTAGACGGGGATGGATCTGTCCCCGTCTTCGTTCTTGATGGCGGATACTTTTATAAGGATCATGAATTCATAGGAGTGTCTGTGGATTCTGATGAACGATATGTTCCAGCTAGCGTGAAGAGACTATCTAAAGATGAGCTATTTAAAGAAATAAAAAATCGTGGATATAGTAATTACGAGGAAGTTTATCTAGAGTTTATATGCAAGCTTTATGGATGAACTAACAGTAGCAGACAGAAATACTTTATCGGTTCTTGTAGAGGCAATGCCTGAGCATAGGATGATGCTCGATATAGTTGATAAGGGGCTGCCAGAAATAGTTCGTGCCACAAGTCTTTTTAATAAAACACAGAGTCAGTTCATGGATAACATGCTCACTGTCTCGCATAACTCTGACTACAGAAACCTTCGGCAAATCCTTGCTGAGATGAACAAGACTCGCGAAGCTCTTAAAGAAGCTCACATCAAATGTCTCAAGAAAGAAGTTGAGATTGAGTTAAAGAAAAAGGATCTCCTTACTGAGGAGTGTCCGCTAAAAGCTAGACTAATAGAGTTAGACATCATGGAACTAGCCTGTAGTCTCGAGGTTGTCCGAGGAAATATTAGTGGCGCGATTCGGAAGCTTGCTAATTATCAAATCCAATATGAATCCATCATGAAGGCTCGTGGGATTAAAGACTTTAACGAGATTGATTTCGAATTAGAAGAAGAGCGCTATCATATTAAGAAGGCTTTTGAGCAGGGACTTAATGCCGCAAGATCTCGCGGTGGACTTATTGATGAAGGCAACCTTATCTATCTTTCTCAATTAGGAATTAACTGTGCGGTAGCCCAAAGAGAAGTCTCTAGGTATTTGCGTAGAGAGGCCGATATTATTATTCAGGGGGGAGAGCCAACTTATATTATGACTCTCGAGTTTCTTGAGCAAATGTCCGAGAAGTTTAAGGGAAGCGCTGAGAAGTATGCGCGTGAAAAGGGAATGACCGGAACCGTAACAGAGATCGCTGCTCTAAAATCTGGCGACATGCGTCTTATTAAGAATTCCTCCGACACACCGTGACGTAATTGTTTACGTGATACATTAGATGGCTGGGGGAGAATATGGAACTAGTTCAAAAACTTTTGCAAATTCTACAAAACATTGGGCCTTACGTTGCAGCAGGGAACGCTGTGCTTCTTTCTTTGATAGCACTCTTCATGCTTGTCCCCGGAGAGCAGCCTGAGAAGGCTCTTAAAAAGATTTCTGAAATAATCGAGAAGTTCTCTAAGAAATAATCATGAGTATAATTTCTCTTCTCTTGGCAATTGCAAAAGCAATTCCGATTGTTGATAAATGGATACAGACCTTAGTGGCCCAGTATGTAAACTTGCGCATTGAAACAATGCGTTCGGAAAACATTAAGGCTATAAGGTCGGCGCTGATAGATCATGATCAAAGAGAACTTGAGAGATCTATTGGTAGCAAAACCCCTGGGGAGGTATCTGGAGATGCGGGCGCAGTTATTGTTGATAAGCTTCCTGGCGTTGAATAGTTGCGCAGGCACTACACGCAAGCAAGTTCTTGCTGAGATATGGTTAAACAATGGGATGAGCGCAGAGCTCTGCAAAGAACTTCCCGAACTCAACCAATATGGGTTTTATAGAAAACTCAACAACGGAAAATTAGAGTTCATTTCTTTCTGCAAGCCAGAAGCTAGAAAATATGTAGCTATCCATGGCGAGAAGTTCAACCAGCTCTTAGAACAATTGCTTCCGGAGAAAAAGAAATGAAATTTTTAGAGTGGTTGGAATCAATCATTGAAATGCTGTTTGGATCTAAGTCCCCTAAGGATAAGCCCGCGCCTGTTGCAGGGTCAGGCGGCAAATACACGGAGATGTATAACTCGATGCACATACGTGGATCTTGGGAGGCTCGTGCTGTAGCTAAGACCGACCTGGTTCAAAAGAACAAGGATCGATATGCAGACGTTGCTGCTCATGCAAATGTTCCTTGGTTTATCGTTGGTTTAATTCACCTAATGGAATCTGATTGTAACTTTAAAACACATCTGCACAACGGAGACCCTTTAACCGCTCGTACTAGGCAGGTCCCTGCTGGCAGGCCGAAGGCTGGAAACCCCCCGTTTGAGTGGGAGTTCTCTGCAATCGATGCCCTTAATTATGATGGGATAAAAAATCTTGATACTCTTGAGAAGCAGCTCGCAGCCCTTGAAAGGTATAACGGTCTTGGCTACAAGAAGAAGGGCTTAAACAGTCCCTATCTTTGGTCTGGTTCAAATCATTATATCAAGGGCAGGTATGTTGCTGACGGTAAGTATGATTCTGAATCTGTATCTCAGCAGGTAGGCGCTGCTGTGGTTTTGAAAATCCTAAAAGATCGAGGAGTGGCTTAGCCCATGCCTCAAATAGCAAATGACATACTAGCCTATATGACTGGTTTTCTTGGCCTTGTTGTGTGGGGAATAAGATTAGAGGGTAAGGTAAAGAACACTGAAGAGAAGGTCGATAAATTATATCACCTTGAAGATAGGATTTCAGACATCAGAGACTCTCTAGCTAGGATTGAGGGACGTCTTGGGATTAATAGGCACGATTAGTTAATCTCGTCTGGACGTGCAATTAGGATCTGCTCTCTTGTTCGACTATTAAATTTAACTCTGATTTTATCAAAGCATTCATTTAAGATGAGATCGTTTCTGTATGTGGGGTTACAGATCTTAAAGGCGACCAGAAGTCCAGAGAGAGCTTCTGTAAAGATATCGATTAGGACGTCATCCTTTTCTTCCTCTGGCCAGTCATCTACAAAATCAAGAGCTAGGTCTACAAGCTCACCTGCACACTGAGTTTCGAAAGGTATGTCGTCGTCGTCCACGATATTATTGTGGGGGCTAATGCAACGCACTCACAATAGGTCTTTAGCTTTTTCTTTTTCTTTTTGAGAACAGAGATCTTCAAGTGTGATGACTGCCCATGTGAGCTCAGCTATCAGATCGGATTTAGAAACTTCGCCACTAGAATTGTGAAGCTCTATTAGAGCGTGGATTTTATCAATCCTTTGAAAGACTTCTTCCATGAAACGCTCCTTTCGGGAGTCCTTAAGCTCCGCCCCCTAACCAAACAAGGCGGAGCTTAAGCAGTAGTGTTAATACTTTACTTTTTTTTAGCGGGTTTTTTAGCTGGTTTAACAACAGCTTTTACTTTTTTCTTCATGAAATCCTCCTAGTTATAAACCATACAGCATAGCGCAATAAAAAGAAATAGGGCCACTAGGATGATGAGGTCTAGCATGGGTGAAGCTGTCACTAAAGGTGTTGTCCCATGGTAGAAAGAAACAGGAAGTCACCTAAGATTTTTAAAAAAGAAATCGTACACCATGGGACAACGTATTTATTGTACTTCATTTTTTCTTTTTATACTTTCCCGCAGAAGATAAGCTTATAGCGATAGCTTGATTCTTTGGAATACCTTCCTTTTTTAACTTCTTTATATTGCTTGAAACTGTTTTAGAGCTGGACCCTTTTTTTAAAGGCATAAGAATTCCTCCGCGTGGCGCATCTTTACATATGAAAAATACAATGTAAACTTTATGGAGTTACCTGGGAGGGGACAATGGGAAAACTTGGATTGCTACTGGCTTTCGTGTGCTTTAACACTCACGCCTTAACGCTAAACTTCGGTCGCACAGAGAACGCCAAAGTTACTCAGAAGCGCCTAGATAAACTCATGGTTGAGTTTAAAGAGATCACTGATATGTGCTGCTCTCTCTATAAAAGAAACTGCAACATGAAGATAAGTTACTCCTATTCAGACTATCCAATTGCAGTAAACGACAAGACCACTAACGAGGTTTTTGAAATGCTTAATGCATCCATACCTGGTTATGGTGTTAAGGTTCTACTTGGGGCCTATAAGGGATTTATCCTTGGACAGTCTAAGCCTGGCAAAGGCGTTGTGCTCTTTAAGAAGGGTGATGGCGTAGTGCTGGCTCATGAGCTAGGCCATCATATGGGTCGTGGTCATATTGGTAATCCTGCTAACCTAATGGCTCCTGGAGATGTTATGGATTTGTATCCAAAGCCTGATGCCAATTGGTGTTACTTGGTTTCTAGATATTAATAGCTATTCAAGTAACTCGTTACATCCATACTCATTAACGAAAGCCCAAAGTTCTTTTTGTATTTCTTCAACTACGCTCGGAGTATTGGCGTCGTACTTTATTCTTTTGCGAAGAGACTCGTTATTAAACTCAGAGATTATACAGGCGAGCTTAGTAGCCTTAGTGGCCATAGCAAAGTCTTGCTCATCTTCAGGAAGATTAAACTCAAGGATGGCTTTCATGGGAAAATCTCTTCGACATAATCAAGCGCTTGGCTAATAGCATTTTTCATCTCTTGAGTATTAGTGGTTATCAGAATCCCTTCGAGTACTCCCTTAATAAACCCAGCCTTAGAATAAATATTTAGATCTTTGCGTTGTTCCATGAAGTCGTGACCTTGCCTATTAAACTCTGCTTCATGTAGCGCAGCTTCAATTGAATCGATAAGAGCATCGCCTGGCTTATCTGACACAAGGTAATCGGTTACAATCTTGACGGCCTTTAAATGGATTTCTTCTTTAGTCATTTAAAAATACTCTTTCCAAAACTCATCAAAATGAAGCTCGTGAACCTGCATAGATTCTCCGCAGTCCCGAGTAAACCAGACGCCATGCTCATTCTGAGTAATGGAGTATTTACCTATGGTGAACTTCGGTGGTTGTGAAAGAGTTGGATGATCCCTTAGAATATTGGACACCGAAAGAAGTGCGTCTTGGGCGATGTAGTTTCTGGGTCTGTCGCCATAATGCTTTAGTGCGCTGGTTAGTTCTTCTATACATTGCATAAGTATTTCATTGCTTGTCATAGCTCACCAAGTATTTCGTACCATGCAAATAGCTCTATTGGATTGATAAAAAACGACAAACTGTGCCCCTCAATTAGGTACGCTGTCGACAATGGTTCTATAACTTCACAAATATAATCAGAAAATTGATCGGGCGCATCTACAAACTTATGGAGTGAAGTAGCTATGTATATTTCACCGAATAAATCAATTACGACGAGTGGTTTCATAATACCTCGATATATTTAGTACAGTGTTTTGTTGTAGTATATTTACTCATATCTCCTCCAGTATATCGCTTTTCTTTAGTGCATAATATGAACAATCACGCGCGTGAAAGACAAGGTTCATTTCATCCTCATTTAGGTTATAAATTTCTGGTTCTAAATTAACTTTCATAATACAAATACAATTGAGTTGTTTTAATATTCTTTTGTGCTCGAGCCGAAGCTGCTCACGGTCGGTCAGTATGACGCTCAATTCAGAAGGCTCCATTCGATAAAGCATTGTCCCGCCTAAAATAACTTCATCTTTCTTATGATGCTTAATAAAATGAATGCAGTCGGTCTTATCTAAGATATCTTTAAGTTCTTTAATATTCATCTCTTCTCCAATACACAAGCACACTCAATCTCAGAACACACACTAAACTGGGCTGGGTGCCTAATCTCAGCAGATGTCATCTTATGCTTTCCGCATGATGCGAGAATGCAGAGTAGGATAAAAAAAGTTTTCGGGCAGCAACGGCTTAAGTCAATGAATTGTCTTCCTTGAAGAAATTTTGTAGCCCTTAAGCCATCCTTGCTACATTTCAGTTTGATACTGCCCGAAATTGATTTCATCTATTCTTCTTTACTATCTCTGCTTTAAAAAACATTCTTCTTTGCTGGTTTAACTCTGCCTCAAGAGTAGCCTCGCCATTGGCGTCTAGGCGCACCTGGCTAAAGTCTATCCATGTTCTAAGATCAAAGGAGGCTAGTAGGCGTGCATTCTTATCAGGCTCTCCGCCTTCAATCTTAAAAGTTACTTTGCTAGTTAAACCGCCTGGGTCTGGCTGTATGTTGGTGCTTAATTGAAACATTTTCCCAATAATTTTTGGGGCAGTCCAACGTACTTCATTTGAGTGCGGCGACTCTCCAGATTTATTAAATGCAGTGACAGCAAAGTAGTAGGTGGTTTGAGCAATAAAGCCTTTAATCTCTACGTTGTTTTGCAATCCTCCGAGACCATCTTTTAATATGTCAATGTGAGTTGTATACCGCTGGGACTCGGTACCCCAATGCATTCTAAAGCCATCTAAATTACGTATGTCGTTATTAAAGTTCCATTCTAATTTAATGGATTTGCCTTGCTCTTGGGCTATGGATTGAAAGCATAGAAATAACAAAAAGATTCGGGCGAATTGGTTGCAGAAGCTATCCGATCCAATCGATTTACGCGAGGACTTTGGCCAAGATGTCCATGTGTCAACTGCCTCTTTAACGTATCCGCGTTTCTTGTCGCCGCCCGAAATTAAATTCATTTATTGTTTCTCTTCAACATAAGTGCAAGCGTTTTTTTTCTTATCTCAGCAAATTCATCTTTAATAACGTGAAAGAGTATTTGATTCTTAAGACTAGTTATGCGTTCTATTCGAGAAATATCTTCATTAGCGATTTCTTTCTCGCACCAAAGTTTCTCTTGTTCACGCATATCGAAACTAAATAGATCGTCTTGATCTTTCATTTCTCCTCTAGCCTTTCTGTTAGAAGTTTCTTGAGTAGCTTTAGCTGCTCTATGTATTTACTTACCTCTGGACTTGATGCCTCAGTGAAGGCAACGAAGGCCAGCTCTTTATTTAATTTACGAAGCATAAGATAAATCTGAGACGTGCCTATGTTCTCGATGTCTTTCCTTATTTCTATTTCAGATAACTCAAGCATTTATCTATCGCCTCCCATGGGTCCATATCATCTTCTCTACATATGGCGCATTCGGTTTCCGAACATGCCGAGTACCATCCGGTCGAGGTCATCTCAGCTACGATGTTTTTATTTTTCTTTGTACAACAGACAAGAAGAAACGTGCAGATGAGAAGCCTCATAATTATTGAACCTCGAAGTAGACGCTGGGAATATAGAGGCTGTCACAATTAAGGATCATCCCCGAGGTTGCTCTTGAGAAGTTACATGTACCCGAAGAGATGTTGCCGCAAGTGCCGGTCTGATTTGTAATGGTCGCATACAAACTTCCTCCAGAGTTGCTTTCATTTGCAATGGTCCCATCAATCGAGCATCCGTTACCGTATATAAGAGTAAAGTTACACGACTGAATCGATAGGAAGGATGTGGTCCCTGGGGTGGTAGTATGGAAGTTACCGTTAAGTCCGCCGTTGTTACATGCAGAGACTGAGGCTGGGTTGACGGGTGCATCGCCGCCGCCTGAGGAACCCCCACCTTTGCTACCGCTTCCGCAGGCTGTGAGTATAAGAAGAGCAAGAAGGGCTAGGTGCTTAACTTTTAACATAAGGGACTCCTTAGTAGGCCTCGTCCCTGGGCTTGTTTTAAATACAACCTTAGTGTATTACGAGCTACGCGTTGCGTCAACATACTCTTCCTCTCTCAATAGTTCCCATGCCTTACGCATGCGCTCAACATAGGACGCAACATCTGTGTGCCTTGGCAGTGAATAGAATATGCGGTCCCATCTTTTCTTCCTAGCCATTAGGGACTCGGGCACGGGCTGCTTAAACTCTTCGGGCATATCATCTTCTTTCTTTAGCTCTTCTTTGGTTTCCATAAGACTCCCTTCTGTATGGCAGCCTTGAGCTGCGTGTGTCCGCGAAGTGCGCTGCATGCATCTCTATAAAAATGACCGAGCCCATCTCGAGGCCCGCCGACGATGTGTGTTTTAAAAGACTTAGACTTTGGAATCTCTATGGTTTCCACAACAACCGTCTCCCCACTAGAGAACGTAAAGATAGTCTCTCGCAGCAGCTTCATAAGATGCTCCATACTCTATGGATTTATTAGATAAGCAGATGACAAACCTCCTATTAAAAAGAAAAGCAAAGCAATAACTGCCATTAAGAAACTGTATTTAGAAGCCTCATAATCGCAGGGTAATCTTTCGATTAATTTATGCTTAGTCATTTATACCTAAGTTCTTACGGACGAGTGCAACAAGACTTCCGTGGTCTTTCATGGCAGTATCTTTTGTTGCAGAGTATTGCGTGATGCCGTCAAGTTTCCCGCCAATAATAGAAGTCTTGTATCTAGTTTTTCCTTTAGCATTCTTTCGGTAGACCGGGATCTCATTGATCTCAATAATGATTGGGCTAATCAGGCCAAGTTTAGTTTGTTTAATTATTGGCATAGTAAACCTTTAAATCAAAATGGTAGCTCATCGACTGAAGGAAAAGGAGGTTCCTCATCTTGTTTGTTTATAGGCAGTGGCATGGATTGTAATTTTTCTAATAGTGCTAAAAATTTATTATGATCTGGGCTAGGCCTAGTGACACTTGTCTTGATCCATTCGCCATAACCAGCCAGGTCTTTTAAAGGAACGTCTTTAAATTTTTTACCTTGGAATTTTTTAAATGGGATAACCCAGTCATCATCGACAGTTGTGATTTGGTAATTAGAAGAAGGCACGCTTGGATTTTTAATTAAAGTAGGTTGATTTTGTTGTTCAGATTTTGAAGCGCTCTCGCCATCGTCGTCTTCTCCGCCGATTCTAAAACCTGCTTGAAGCATGTAGCGTCTAAAATAAGTAATAGCACCACCGACTTTTTGCGGGTCATTCATATCTTTACATTTAAGTGGGGTCTCAGATCGAATCCATTGTCCCGAGGTATGCATGATTTGAGTCGACAATGTAGGAGATCCGTCTAAGGCCATGCCTGGCAGTTGCACTACAGATAAGCCGTTAGAAAAGCAAGGTTCCCTAATGGTATCAATGACTGAGTTGATATCTGCATACATGCCATAGTTAGCTCTCGCGTCTTTAGCTGCTTCTTTGATTTGTTTTTGTGCGGAGTTAAGCGCGATTGCTAGCTGATCTATCTTTTCAGATTGTTCCATATTTCAAGACTTCCTATCTTAAAAAAATCCCCATCTAAATCTCAGCTGGGAATGTTCCCTTTGAACTTTGCAAGTGAAAAGGAATAAGCCGAAATCTAAATGGGGAAAGCTACTTTTTCGTTTGAATTTGCAAAGTTCATGGAGCGATTTATTACACAAAAGGTTCGTTTAGTAAACCATATTATTTTCATACGTCAGATTTTTTTGCTGGGATTTTATCAAATAAATGTTTGTTCTTGTAAGATTCCCATGCTGGTAATTTGCTTGCTCTTTGTAGGAATTGTCCTTTAGGGCACGAGCATGAAACACAGCCTTCTAATTGTCTGCCATATGTTTTGTCTATTTCGATAGTTTTAATGTAAAACCAGCCGGCATAATCACACGCGTTACATCCATCAAAGTTGTCCATGTTTGGTTTTTCTGACGTAATACCTTTAGAGCTCAGTATAAAATCTACGGCTTCTTTAAAGTCATCGTACATGGGTGCTTGTCGATTGCGGTTAATAATGTGGTCGATGGCGTCTAACCAGTGAAAAAATTTAATATCCCCAAACTCCTTAAACAAAAGTTTTATGCGCGTATCGTTGTAGTATTTGTCACCATAAAGTCTTTTGAGGATTTCGAAGCTTTTAAAGAATTCATCTGCCAACATGACCTAAGCCTCCAATTCTTTCATATTCCGAAGGTCATCAGTTGATAAGCTTCCTCCTTTGGCCATATCCATTTGGGCAGATTCAAAGTTTTTCCCGGCCGATATTTTCTCGAAAATGGCGTTTGGCTTCTCGATGTGAGTACTTAACCCTACATAATTGGTTATAAGGAGCCCCAAGGGGTGCCCACGCTTCGATATAAAGGGGTCGTTCCAGTATGGGTAGGCCTTTGCCAATCGTTGAGCCTGCTCGAAGCTAATCGATTTTAGCCATTGCTTTATCTGACCGTTCTCTTTTGCTCCCCAACCAGGGTATTCTTTCCCATAAGAACTTTTGTAGGATTCCCTAAATACTTTACCTACAATTGAAACATCTGATTTTTCAGGTGCGGAATTCTTAATTTCGCAATTATTAGAGGAAGAGTTCGAGTAAGAGATAGAGGAAGAGGAAGAGGAAGAGGAAGAGGCTTGCGTTTGCTTGCGTTTTGCTTGCGCTAAGTATCTGTTTTTTCGTTCGCCGGTTCCATTCTGTCCACCTTTTCTACCCGACTCACGTCGTTTATTTAACCACTCATGTGCTTCAGAAGAGCCTTTTACATAAATTGTTCCATTTTCAGCAAGTAAACACAAGCCAACGCAAGCAAGTGCTTGCGCTTCATTTTCTTCTAAAATACCTTTCCATTCAAATGGCTCACCATTGTGATTTTGTGAATATCTCCAAAGCTGCACCATCAGCCCATCAACTAATTTTGAATTTCCTAATTTATCGATAAGACGATTTCGACGAGGGTCACTCCACCACTTGTCTTCTATATTTATTCGAGCCATTTTCTTTTCCTCCTTGAACGCCTGGAGGAGTGGTTGTATTTTGTAATACAGACGCACTACTATTGCGTTTTGGTGCTCTAAAAGGCCTGCAAGCCGATTGGAGCGAACTGGGCGAGGTGAGCGCCCAGGTTCTTTTCTATAACTTATTAGTTTTATTCGTAAACTTATTTTAAACCGTGTAAATACTTTTTAATAACATTATCCACAATGTGGATAACTGTGTGTTTTATGTGGATAACTTATACTTATACTAAGTTTATCCGGGTTTACTTCTTAGTTTTTCTAGGCAAGATCGCCTTCGATAAACTTTTAATGTGTGCATCATGGTCAAAGTATGTCTCGATATCAGAGGACCCTTTGGGAGCACAGATTCTTGCTCGATGGTTAACGGTCTCCATTGTAGTATCGCAATGCCCAACTAGTTCATGAGTAGCCTTAGAGAAAATGAAAGCTTTCCACATAGGTGCGTCATAGAGATACACCTGCTCACCGCTCTTGTTTTTAAATCGCACATCGGGGACTCCCCACATGCTTTCAAAAACAGATATCGATGTCCCAAACACAATGATGGCTTGTTGCTCTTGGCTTGGACCAAAAGCCTTATCGTCTTCCTTACAAGATGCAAAAGCCACTAAAGAGATCACTGCTACCATCATGCTTAGTTTCATAAGACCCACCTTCATACTAATATGATGCGCTGTGTAGCAGGCTGAAACAAGTTAAGTTACGTAGAAGAAAACGTAAACTCTAAGACAAGAAGTCACGCATGTTGGAGATGGCTAACCCATCCTCGATTCTCAAGCTCTCATGGCGTTCTAGATTACAAAGTTGCTCAATAGAAAAAAAGCACATCACACCACTAAGCTTGCACAGATAACCTCCAATGGCCTCTGTTGTATCGGTAGCTAACCTCAAGGCCCTTAGTTGGTGTGGCTCTAGATCGCTAAAGCTAAGCCTATCTGCGCCCCTTACCTTCGTATCTATAAAGGCAATCTTCCCCTCATAGACCATGATGAAATCAAATGGACTCTTCACCGGAACAACCTTGGTCCCACTTATCCATTTGCACCCATTAGGAATCCTTATGCATCCAACTCGCTCAAGCCCACACCGCATCATGATCTCTCGCTCGAAAGCATCTCCGCTACGCTTTGCCTTAAGACCAACAGACTTCCTGTGTTTTACCATTGACATTGATTAACAAAGTGTACCTCATGCTATAATCGTATGCATGAAGAAGAATGGGAAGCCGCGTAAAGAACCCTTCGGAAGACCGACTACATACAAACCAGAATACTGTCAGCTTCTTTTAGAACACATGGATCGAGGAATGAGCTTTGAATCTTTCGCGGGACATCCAAAGGTCGGCGTATCTAGAGCAACTCTGTATCAATGGAAAGAAGATAACAAAGACTTTTCGGATGCTCATGACCAGGGGCGCATGAAATTATTATACAACCTTGAAAACTTCACAGTCACAAGCGTATCAGACGCAGAGACTTACAAGATCAACACTGGTCTCCATATCTTTAGACTAAAGAATCAAATTGGATGGAAAGAAAAATCAGAACAAGAAGTTACCAACAAGGTTACCCTTACCGATCTTGTGGTAAAGTCTGGCGAGAGTGAGTCAGGCAGCGATAAATAAAATACGCTTATGGCGAAACAACCCAGCGCAATTCGTGCGTGATGTGTTTGCTATTGAGCCAGATGCTTGGCAGCTAGACGTCCTCGATAACTTTAAAGATAACCAGCGCATCGCAATGAAGGCGAGTAAGGGCGTAGGTAAAACTACAATACTTGCCTGGCTTTGTTGGAACTTCCTTCTGACTCGTCCGCATCCAAAGATCGCTGCCACATCAATCACCTCTGACAACTTATCCGATGGTCTGTGGCCTGAGATGGCTAAATGGATGCACAAGTCTGAGCTATTAAAGTCTCAGTTCACTTGGACTAAGACACGCATATTTGCCAACGAAAGTCCCGAGCAATGGTGGATGTCTGCACGAACATGGCCTAAAGGTGCTGACTCTAATCAACAAGCCGACACTCTTGCTGGACTTCATGCCGACTATCTTATGTTTGTGCTCGATGAAGTCGGCGGTATTCCTGACGCCGTGATGGCCGCAGCCGAAGCAGGTCTATCTACAGGTAAAGAAACTAAGATAGTCATGGCCGGTAACCCTACTCATTTAGAGGGCCCTTTATATAGAGCGTGCACATCCGAGCGACAGCTTTGGTTTGTAAAAGAAATCACATCAGACCCAGGCGACCCTAAGCGTGCTGCTCGCGTGTCAATTCAATGGGCTAAAGAACAGATAGATAAGTACGGGAAAGACTCCCCGTTTGTTCTCGTCAACGTGTTCGGTAAGTTCCCGCCCTCATCTATCAATAGCCTGCTTGGTCCAGACGAAGTCTATGCGGCCATGAAACGACACATCACAGAAGATAAATACTCGTGGTCACAGAAGCGGCTCGGCGTTGACGTTGCGCGTTTCGGTGACGACAAGTCTGTGATCTTCCCTCGCCAAGGACTTGCTTCCTTTAAGCCAGTAGAGATGCGAGGCGCCACATCTAATGAGGTCGCTGCACGCGTGGCTCAAGCTAAGTCTAAGTGGGGCTCTGAAGTAGAGCTCATAGACGCAACGGGTGGATATGGATCCGGTGTCGTCGATTTCCTTAGAGCTCAAGGACTAAATCCAATCGAGGTACAGTTTGCAGGTAAGCCAATGGACAATCGCTACCACAACAAGCGTGCTGAGATGTGGTTTATGATGGCTGAGTGGGTGAAACGCGGCGGCTGCCTGCCTGATATTCCAGAGCTTGCAAGAGAGCTCACATCTCCAACATACACATTCACTGCTGCTGGAAAGTTTCTTATTGAACCTAAAGAAGCAATCAAAGAAAGGCTTGGGTTCTCGACTGACTTGAGTGACGCACTTGCTTGCACGTTCGCTATCGCTGACCAACCTGCTCAAACTCTAGATAACAAGCTTCTCTTTAAACAGAATACAATGCAGTACGACTACAACCCATTCGAGGATAGAAAGAAATGAACTGGAAATCTAAATTCAATCGGCTAGATCTCCCTCCGCTAGATCAAGCTAAGCAAGAGCGCCGTCAAAAACTTGTCGAGATAACTAAAGAAATTAGAGCTCACATGGAAGCCGAAGATATTTCTGCTGAAGAATTTGCGAAGAGATTCCCTGAAATAATTACCGAGTATAATAGGCTTAGGAGTTTAGACAGCGGTGAGATTCAAGCGTGAGAGATTTGTTGATGTTATCGATGAGGCTATCCCGCTACTCGAAGATCATTTCCTAGAGATTGAAAAGCAATCCGACTTCATGCTCAACATAGATAAGGATGCTTACGCAGCACTCGACGATGCGGATGTGATTCGTTTGTTCACCGTTCGAGATGTCGAAGGCAAGCTTGCCGGATATGCTTTATTCTTTGTCCACAATTCTCTTCATTACAAAAATTATAAGCATGCTCTTCAAGATGTTCTCTATGTCAAACCAGAATACAGAGGGTTTGGTTACATGTTTATTGACAGGTGCGATAGAGAGCTGAAGTCAGAGGGAGTGCAGATGGTCATGCATGCGGTAAGTACGAAGTGTGATTTCTCGAAGACGCTTACACGTCTCGGATATGAATTACAAGATACCCTTTACGCTAGGCGTCTCGATAAGATTTAACGTCTATCTAAATAAAATGTTTGACGTGTTATCATTTAGGCATCTTCGGAGGGCTTTCTAAAAATGGGATCAAGCAGCAATGTCTCAAACATCGCGCGAGTAGGGGCAGGTGTGGCTACCGTCGGAGCTTCGGAAGCATATCGTTATGCCGGTAAAAAGGGCTTAGATAAACTCAACGAGCCAGCCGAAAAAGCACGAAGAGAAGCAGAAGCAGCAGCTAAAGCTCAGCAAGAGCAGCTCGATAAAATGAACGCCGACCTAGCAGCTCAAACTGCTGACCAAAAGCTAGAAGAAGACGAAAGCAATCCCGATAGCGAACAAGCTAAAGCACGTAAACGTCAGAAGGCACTTGCCGCTGCTGCCGGTGGAAGATCGGATACGATCTTGACATCTCCATTAGGCGTAACTTCGCAAGCTCAAACCTCAAAAAAAACATTACTGGGCTCGTGATTTAAATGGGTAAATACGAATCTAAGAGAACTCATTTCGAAGTTCTAAGATCTCAGCTTGATAATGAACGCTCTACTTTTGTTCAACACTGGAGACAGCTCTCTGATTTTATCTTGCCTCGCAGATCTCGCTTCACAGTTTCTGATGTAAACTCAGGTGATAGAAGAAACCAAAACATAATAGATGCGACTGCCACAATGGCTGTTCGCACTCTTCGTTCTGGTATGATGAGCGGAGTTACTTCTCCTGCTCGTCCTTGGTTTAGATTACAAACTCCTGACCCAGGTCTAAATGAAATCTCAACCGTTAAGACATGGCTCCATGAAGTCTCTTCACGCATGAGCAACATGTTCCTAAAGTCTAATCTCTATAACGTTCTTCCAATTGTATATGGGGACATCGGAGTATTCGGGACCGCCGCGATGGCCATTGAAGAAGATCTTCAAGACGGCATTAGAGCCTATCCCTTTCCAATCGGAAGCTACTACATTGCTAACGACGAGAAGCTTAAGGTCAACGTATTCATGCGCGAGTTCCAACTAACGGTGAGACAACTCATTGGAAAGTTCGGCGGCGCAGAAGAAAACAATAATCAAATAGATTGGTCTGTGTTCTCAACTCATGTGCGAAACATGTGGGATGCGGGCCAGCTTGAGGAGTGGATTGAAGTCACTCATGTCATCATGCCCAATCCCGATCACGATCCACGCAAGCTAGAATCAAAGTATAAGAAATTCTTATCTTGTTATTACGAGCGTGGTGCTGAGAGCGGACGCTCTTCGTTCTCAACTGAAGGTGATCAACTGTTATCTGAAAAAGGATATGATTACTTTCCTGTACTCTGCCCTAGGTGGGAGCTCGTTGGAGAAGATGTCTATGGGACAGACTGTCCTGGGATGATCGCTCTTGGAGATGTTAAACAACTTCAACTCGGCGAGCGTCGTGGGATGCAGGCCATCGATAAGATGATCAACCCACCGATGACTGGACCTTCGTCTCTTAGAAACTCTAAGGCATCTATCTTGCCTGGAGATATTACTTATCTTGATGCCTCTCAAAACGGCGATGGCTTTCGGCCCGCGCATGAAACCCGCTTCGACATCAATGCACTTGAATCAAAGCAAGCTCAGGTTCGTGGCCGCATACAGAGATCTTTCTTTGAAGATTTGTTTCTTATGCTAGCTAGTTCTGACAGACGTCAGATCACCGCTCGTGAGATCGACGAGAGACATGAAGAAAAGCTACTCGCTCTTGGCCCAGTATTAGAGCAACTCAATCAAGATCTTCTAGATCCTTTGATCGATGTTGCGTTTGATATCATGGTTAAGCAAGGCAACGTTCCTCCTCCGCCTGAAGAAATACAAGGCATCTCTCTTAAGGTTGATTACATATCTGTTATGGCCCAGGCGCAGAAGCTTGTTGGCATTGGCGGCATTGAGCGCTTTGCAGGATTTATCGGACAAGCAGCTAGCGCTGACCCTAAAGTTTTAGACAAGGTGAACGCTGACCAAATGATTGATGTCTATGGTGACATCCTTAGTCTTCCTCCTGGAATTATTCGAAGTGATGAAGAAGTTGCAGACATTCGGTCTCAGCGTGCGGATGCTGCGGCAGCCGAGCAACAGAATCAACAGATGATGGCTCAGGCCAATGCTGCAAAACAAATTAGTGAGATACCCATGGATAAAGATACGGCTCTTACAAGGATGCTATCGCAGGCTAATGCCGGCTCCCTTGTTGAGGGCGGATGAGTTTTAATAAGTTTAAACAAAAGGAGTTTTTAAAATATGTCTCAGGTAGATAAGAGTTTTTCGGCAGTAGGTTCTGGTACAAATATATCGGTAGCTAATGGTGCGCAGTTTACTTATTCGGTCTCAGGAACTTTCTCGGGAACAATTGTTCTAGAGAGAGCTAACAAGGGATCGACTAACTATGCGCCTGTCCTTACTTTTACCGCTGCCGGATCCGGTCTCATCCAAGCTCCTGGAGTTAACCAGGGACAATCTTCTTATCGCTTTCGATGTTCGGTATATTCCTCTGGGACAATTGTTACTCAGCTTCTTAATGTTGATAAACCGATTCAAGAATTCTTTGGTGAAGACGGTAGCTCTTTGTTCAAGGTAACAAGCGGTGGGGTTGCTACTGTTAAGCGTCCTTCTCAGAAAAGAATTATAAATACCGGCGCTAAGATTGGTGGCACCGCAGGATGGACGCTTGGTGGAGGCGCTGTAAACACTGGGCTGATGGCTACTCTTGCCGCTTCTCAAACTGCTTCAAAGCTTGTTGTCCCAGTACCATTCCTTAAGGTGGGCGATACGATTACTTCTTTCCATGGGATTGGTCAGATCGAATCTGCAGGAAATACGGCTACTCTAGATATCGATTTAAGGAAACTTACTTCGGTTGCAGCAGACGTAACTGATGCAAGCGTTGGATCTATTACACAACTCTCTGTAGCAGCAGACACTATTATCTCTTCTACAAATGCCGGCAAGACCGATCTTACCGAAGTTGTAGGCGCAGATGAGACTTTTTATTTCGTGCTTACTGGAACAACCGCAGCACTCACTGACATCGCTCTTCAAGGATTAGCGATAGTAGTTACTGAGGTTTGATTTGAAAGACAAAGCTCTAGTTAAGAATGCCGCTAATGAAGAGCAGGTAAAGTCTGCTGAAGGAAAGCAAAAGCGCAAACGCGACTATGAGCTTGATGACATTAAATATATTTTAGCCAGCCCCCAGGGGCGTAGGTTTTTTTGGAAGTACTTAGATTTCTGTGGCGTGTTCCGCACATCCTTTACTGGAAACTCGCAGACATTCTATTTAGAGGGACAACGTAACGTTGGTCTTAAGATGCTAGCCGATCTCAATGATGCAGATCCGATGGCATATATAAAAATAATGAACGAATCAAAAGGAGAAACAGACAATGTCTGAAGAAGTTATTAGCGACAGTCAGCAACAAGCAACACCTGAAACTGCTGCCGCTGTAGAACAAAAGCTTCAAGAGACTTTCTATGGCGCAAACTCAGAGGCTAAAGCCGAGGCTCCTGTAAATGGAGATACGCAAAAAACTGAGCCGTCAAAAGAAGCTTCTAAAGAAGCAAAGCCCGAAGAGAAACCTGCAGAACAAACCAAGACAGAGGACAAAGAAGCAAAGCCATTAGAGCTCAAGCTTCCTGAAAACGCTCTTCTGACCGCCGAGCACCTGAAAGAACTTGAGGCATATGCCAGAGAAAAGAATCTTACCCAGGAGCAAGCTCAGGCAATGTTGGAACGAGAAGCAAAATCTGTCGCTGATTATGTTCAGGCTCAGGAGGCAACTCTCGAGGGACTACGCACAGAATGGTTTGAGCAATGCAAATCAGACAAGGAAGTTGGTGGGGATAAATTCTCAGCAAGTGCCGAGTCCGCTAAGCGAGTTGTCGATAAGTTTGCCACGCCAGAGTTCAAGGAGATCTTGAAACAAACTGGTTACGGCAATCATCCAGAGCTGCTCAGAGTATTCGCGCGTATCGGAAACGCAATGGCTGATGACAAAATGGTTTTGTCTAAGGCCCAAATAGGAAAAACAAAACCCCTAGAGAACGTATTCTATGGGGATAGTTAAGGAGTTTAAATGGCAACATTAGGTAGTAACGCATTAACACTTGCGGATTGGGCGAAGCGCCTTGATCCCGACGGAAAGGTTCCTAAGATCGTGGAACTTCTTTCGCAGACTAACGAGATCTTAGCAGACATGCTTTTCGTAGAAGGCAACCTTCCCACTGGTCACCGTACCACTGTGCGAACTGGTCTTCCTACTGTAGCATGGAGACTTCTAAACCAAGGTGTTCAACCTTCGAAGTCTACCACTGCACAAATCGATGAAGCTTGTGGCATGCTTGAAGCATGGAGCGAAGTTGATGTTGAGCTTGCAAAGCTTAACGGCAACGCTGCTGCTTTCCGTCTTTCTGAAGCACGCGCATTCATTGAGTCTATGAATATCGAAATGGCACAGACCCTTTTCTACGGTAACAGCTCTACTGCTCCCGAAGAATTCACTGGTCTTGCTGCTCGCTTTTCTAGCTTGTCGGCTGCTAACGGTCAGAACATCGTAAGCGGTTCTGGTTCTGGTTCTGATAACAGCTCGATCTGGCTTGTTTGCTGGGGCGATCAAACTGTCCACGGTATTTTCCCTAAAGGTTCTAAGGCTGGTTTAGAGCATATGGATCTTGGTGAAGAGACTGTTGAAACCACTGCGGGTATTGCTGGAAACAGAATGCGTGCATTCCGGGATCAATGGAAATGGAAGTGCGGCGTAGCTCTTAAGGACTGGAGATACGTAGTTCGTATCCCTAACATCGACATCTCTAACTTGGTTGCTAAGTCTTCGGCTGCTGATTTGATCGAGCTTATGATTAAAGCAATCCACAGAGTTGTTAATATCCGTATGGGTAAACCTGTATTTTACATAAATAAATCTCCTTATCCTTTCTATAATTACGATACAGTCGCTTCTGTTTCTAAAAGAGCATCACAGATACGGATGGGAATGC